AACTATTTTATTCAGCCCAAGGTGAGGGCAGGTTCATCGGTGTGCCAAGTGTGTTTTTAAGAACGTTCGGGTGCAATTTTACTTGCAGTGGGTTTGGATTGCCACCTGGTGAAAAGTCCACCGATGCCGATGACATTGCACAAATTGTTCATTTGTTTAACAAATTTGAAGAACTGCCATTAGCACATACTGGGTGCGACAGCTATGCAAGTTGGCATCCAGCGTATAAAGATCTAAGTGTAAACTATGCCACTGCTGACGTTGTTGATAAGTTATTATCGACTACACCTAACAACCGTTGGGTGCAAGACAATGGCAATGATGTGCATTTGGTTATCACTGGCGGTGAGCCATTGCTAGGGTGGCAACGGACTTATGAAGAGTTGTTGAGTAATCCTAAGATGTCAGACTTAAAAAATATTACATTCGAAACAAATGGTACTCAAACTTTAAGGTCAGATTTTACAGAATTTTTATGTAACTGGCGGAATAACTGGGACGAAGGGCCTAAAAGAGAAATTACGTTTAGTGTGAGTGCTAAACTCAGTGCGTCTGGCGAGAAGTGGAAAGATGCAATATGCCCAGAGATTGTATCCAGCTATCAAGCAGTTGGCACAACTTATCTCAAGTTTGTTGTTGAAACAGAAGAACACTTTACAGAAGTTGACAAAGCAGTTGAAGAATTTCGTAACGGAGGATTCACTGGTATTGTGTATGTTATGCCACAAGGCGGTATTGTTGCACCTTACGAACAAAACCGTGTACGTGTTGCAGATTGGGCCTTGACAAAAGGTTATTGCTACAGTCCAAGATTACATGTGGACCTGTGGGGAAATGGATGGGGAAAATGAAAGATCAAATATCAACGTGGATTAAATCGTATGCCAAGAATGCCGGCATGAAGAGTTTAGTAATCGGTATTTCCGGTGGCATCGACTCAGCGGTAGTTAGTGCGTTATGTGCTCGAACTGGTATTCATACTATTGCAGTCACAATGCCTATTAGGCAACGCCCAGAACTACACGATTTAAGTATGCGCCAAGGTGCTTGGTTAGCTGAAAATTTTGATAATGTGCGTCACGAGATTATTGACGTAACTCCTGTGTTTGATGAGTTTGAAAATAGACTGGCAACTTACAACAGCACATTAGGATTTGCTAATAGTCGTGCTAGATTAAGAATGACAACGTTATATCAAATTGCACAAAGCACACAAGGCCTAGTAGTTGGAACTGGCAACAAAGTTGAAGACTTTGGAGTTGGATTTTATACCAAGTACGGCGATGGCGGAGTAGATATTAGCCCAATTGGAGATTTATACAAAACTGAAGTGTGGGCATTGGGCAAAGAACTTGGAATATTGCAAGACATTATTGATGCACCCCCTACAGATGGACTATGGGATGACGGCCGCACCGACGAAGACCAACTCAATGGGTTAACTTATTCTGATTTAGAGCTTGCTATGCAACAAGACACCGGCGAAGTCCCGATTACCGCACCACACCACAGACTAAATTTAGAAACGTATCGTAAACTACGAGCACGTAGTTTACATAAAATGAATCCTATTCCTGTATTTAAAAATACCTGGAGCAATTAATGTTTGATAAACTCAAAAAGATGTTTTCTGCCAAGGAAGAAGTCAAAGAAGAATCCAAGGTAGAAGATACTGTTGCTCCTGCAATCAAAAAAGCACCAAAGAAATCTGCCAAAGAGATTGCCACAGATAAAGGCGAGCCGTATGTTACTATTCTTAGCATGGATATCGATCCCGAAAACATGCACCAAGGAAGTTTTGAGCTAGACTGGAATGAAAAATTTGTAGCTAATTTGCTACGTGCTGGTTACGCTGGAAAAACTGATGCTGATGTAGTCGATCAGTGGTTTCAAAATGTCTGTAGACATGTAGTAATGGAAACGTGGGAACAAGAGCAAGCCATCAATCCTGCTAGATTTACTAAAAGCAGAGACATTGGTGGCGGAATGACTGAGGTAAGTTAATGGTTGCAGATTTTAGAATAGTTTTTAATGGCGACAGCAATGTAGCTGGTACGGAATTAGCATCCCCTGATCTTGGAATGGCTGCGAGATTAGCAAAAAAATTAGAAGCTACAAATACTTTTAATTTAGCCAGCGCAGGTGCAGGAAACGATTTAATTTACGATACTACTATAAATTTTTTAAACAATAATAATAACTTGTTTCCTCAATTTATGATCATTGGTTGGTCAGAGGTGTCCAGGATACAATGGTTTGTTGAAGATGACTGGGGCAAAGCCAGGTTATGGGAAATCAACCACATGGAAGTAGGAATCCCTGTGCCAGACGAATACAAACAAAGATTCGCTCATTGGAAAGAACACACAAGGACTGACTCCTACTGGCGTGAAGTAATGACTTCATACTGGCACAATAAAATCTATAATTTACATAAAATCTTAGAGCATAGAAAAATTCCACATTTATTTTTCAATGCATTTGATGCGTTTAAACTGCCAGACGGCGAACCAGAATTTAGTTGGAACAATAGCTTTTACTCTCCTTATAACGAGTCCGGTACCTATGTGCATTATTGTCAAAATAAAAATTATCAAGAAATTACTCCAGGATGGATGCATTATCCGCCAGAGGCGCACGAGGACTGGGCGGAAACACTATATCAATATATGAGAAAGAATCAAACATATGATCATATATGTCAACGGGGATAGTCACGGAGTAGGATGTGGTATAAAGTCAAACAGCGGAATGACCACAGATTCTGATGACTATTTAGATATTGACGAAGCTCCACATCCGGCAAACTTACCATACACCTACGGCGCCGTTTTAGCAAATAAATTAAACGCTGATTTGGTTTGTCAGGCAAAAAGCGGCGGAAGCATTGCTAGATGTATACGCACAACAAAACAATTTGTTTATCAAACAAAAGGTGATTTATTTGTCGTTATAGGGTGGCCAAGCTTTGAACGCGAAGAATGGTTCCACAATGGTGCATGGTGGCCAATCAATGGTAGTGGCCACGAAGCATTGCCTCCTACCTTAGAGATTCGTTACAAACAATGGGTCGGCTCATTAGATGAGTCCTATAGTTTTTATGAAAGACAAAAAGTAATTTATCCACTAATTGTAGAATTCCACGAATGGTTGCTAAAACACAAAGTTAAACATTTGTTTTTTAATACTGCACAGTCTTTTCAAATTCCTAGTACTTGTGACTTTGGAAATTACTATGTTAATCCTTACGATACTTGGTATGGAAACTCTCCTTACCTGCGTTGGGCAAACGAACAAGGATTTAAGCCTATAGATGAATGGGGACATTATGGAGAAGATGCACATCAAGCTTGGGCAGAATTTTTATTACCATATGCTGAAAAAGTTTTAAACCAATGATTTTATACGTAAACGGAGATAGTCACACAGCGGCCGCAGAAGCCGTTAACCCACACGCATTTGCCATGGACGACGGCAAATTGTTTTATATGGGCCGTGCTCCACACCCAGACAACGTAGCAGTAAGTTGGGGGAAGCTATTAAGTCTATCGTTACGCAGTAGTTTTCACTGTGATGCTGAAAGTGCAAGCTCTAATACAAGAATAATAAGAACCACACGCAAGTGGATTGCTGATCAACAACGCCATTTAAAAGATGCGCTAATAGTCATACAATGGTCAACTTGGGAACGTGAGGAATGGTTAATTGACGATGTGTACTATCAGATTAATGCTTCAGGCGCAGACGACATTCCGGAAAGTCATCGTCAGCGTTACAAAGAATATGTAGTAAGCGTTGACTGGGCAGAAAAAACACGTCAGGCACACGAAGAAATATGGCAGTTCCACAAAGAACTACAAGAGCAAGGAATCAAGCATATATTCTTTAATGGCAATAACGATTTTTCCAAAATTGAAGATCAACGGGTGTGGGATATGTGCTACATTGCACCATACGAACCTACAATGACATTTGATTACATTATCCGAAAACAAAGTATTGATACAGTAGCACTCAATTCGTGGCATTTTGGACGAGAAGGCCATAGCTTTTTTCACCGTTTTGTGTTACAATACATTATTGTTAATAACTTCATTTAAGGTTTTCTATGCGTTATGTGCTGATTGATACAGCCAATATGTTCTTTCGTGCTCGGCACGGAGCATTTAGGGCCGCCGACTCTTGGACCAAAATAGGCTTTGCATTACACGTTACATTAATGGCAGTAAACAAAGTAGCTCGACGTTTTGAGTCCGATCACGTAATATTCGCACTAGAGGGACGTAGTTGGCGCAAAGATTACTACAAGCCATATAAAGCAAATCGTGCAGTTGCTCGGGGTAAAATGAACGAAATAGAGCAAGAAGAAGACAAAATGTTCTGGGAAACGTATGATGAGCTGACTAAATACTTGTCTACGCGAACCAATTGCAGCGTTATCAGGCATGCTAATGCCGAAGCAGATGATATCATTGCACGATGGATTGCGCTACACCCCCAAGACGAACACATTATTATTTCGAGCGACACAGATTTTGTGCAGTTACTCGCACCCAATGTCAAACAATATAATGGTATCACTGATGAACTGTTGACAATAGAAGGTATTTTTGATGCCAAAGGTAACCCTGTCATTGATAAGAAAACTAAACAAGCAAAAACCATTCCGGATCCGGCGTGGTTGTTATTCGAGAAGTGTATGCGTGGAGATAGCTCAGACAATGTATTCAGTGCGTATCCTGGAGTTCGTGAAAAGGGGACAAAGAATAAAGTTGGTCTCCGCGAAGCTTATGCCGACAGAGACAAACAAGGCTACAATTGGAACAACATGATGCTGCAACGTTGGACTGATCCAGATGGAGTCGAACATAAAGTGTTTGATGACTATGACCGCAATCGAGTATTAATTGATTTAACAGCACAACCCGAAGATATTAAAGCAGAAATAGATTCTGCAATACGTGAGCAAGTTTCACACAAAGATGTTGGGCAAGTAGGTGTAAGATTTATGCAATTTTGTGGAAAGTATGAGTTGAATAAGTGCAGTGAGTCAGCTGATCAAATCAGCCGTTGGTTAAATGAAACCTACAAAGGCCCATTGTCAACCAAGGAGGAAGCATGATAGTAGCAAAACCAGTAGTTCCAAATCAATTTTGGATCTTACAAAAAAATGAAGAGAAGATAGGCAATGTTGAAGCATGTGCTGGCGGATACCAAGTTAAAATTAATAACAAGGTTTCTAAATATAAAACAATACGTATGGCAGCACAACGTGCTGAAATACATTTTGAAAGAGATGCACTTAAGCACGATAAAAATGTTACTAATTTGGTACATGGATTTCCAGCAAAAGGGCGCATATATAATGCAGTATGGGATGTTCCACACAAACTGCCATTGTTTACCAAAACTCGCAAATCAAAATCTTGGTTTGCAGCCGGGTGGTACAGAGTTTGTAAAAATCGCACTTGGAAGATTGTGCAAGATCCTAAATTAATTACATTACAAAGATACGAATATAAAGGCCCATTCCACACTCAAGGCGAAGTAAAATGAATCCATTTAGAGACCAAGAAAAATTTATGAAAGCCTGTGATCAAAGCACAGGAAAATGGAACAGAGAACAATTTGATTTATATGTTAATTTAATCAAAGAAGAGTCAGACGAACTAAATGCAGCATACAACGCCAATGATCGAACTGAAATGTTAGATGCATTGATTGATATAATGGTTGTTACAGTAGGTGCTATCCACAGTGCCGGGTTTGATGCTGAAGGCGCTTGGAAAGAAGTTATGCGTACAAACTTTGCTAAGATTGACAAAGAAACTGGCAAGGTACGTAAGCGTGAGGACGGTAAAGTCCTTAAGCCACTAGGGTGGACTCCTCCTGAACTAGGACAATTTGTAAAATGATACACATACAAAAATTCATCGAACGTGTGCAAGGTTTTGATGCACGGGCTGCCAAGGATTTTATAATGCCCATGAAAGATGCCAAAAGTCTTCATGCTGACATAACACAATTATTATTAGCGTTACAAAAATTACAGGATGATGCTAATACAGATTTATCATCAACTGATCCTGCTAACGAAATTATTAAAATCGAAGTCGACGGCGGCGCATTTAAATGAGCATAGAAAATTTACCAGCACTGGATGCACCAAATTTTTGTCCAGAATTATGGCAACGTGTATTTGTATTACAAAGTAACAAAACATTTTGTATTAAACCTTGTTGCTGGGCAAGTCCTGATGAGGATGTAGTAGTTGATGATGGCACAAAGATTTTCGAAACTTATAATCAAAGTAGTTTTGTGCAACAACTAAGACAAGATAACATCGAAGGCAAGCTAGGACCAGTATGTCAACAATGTGTTCATAATGAATCATTGTCTGGTATTAGTGGAAGAACTTATGCTATTGATAGATTAACGCAAATGGGTCGTGGAACAGACCCAATAAAATTATCTACTCAGGTTGATTTAAATTTAGGCAATTTGTGTAATTTGGCATGTGCTATTTGTGATCCCCACTCTAGTACAAACTGGGCTCCTGTATATAAAAAAATGCATGGTGAGCCACACAATTCTCCAAGATACAAAACTGTTAATCGTCCTGTAATCAATGACCCTGAATGGTTTAAAAATATTGAGTTATTACAGTTACAAGGTGGCGAAGTATTTTTACAATCAGCATACACAGAATTTTTTAGGAATTTAAAACAACACAGCAGATTGTCAAGAGTGATTGTTCGTATTTTTACCAACGGTACAGTATTACCTGATCCAGAGTTTTTTGAATTATTGTCGGCATGTAAATCTGTTAGCATTTATTTTAGTATCGACGACATCGGTAGTAGGTTTGAGTATCAACGATATGGTGCAGAATGGAACAA